CTTCTGAAATGTCAATTCTTTGTTGGTCTACTAATCGTTGATTTCTTTCTTTTTCTTCTTGAAATTCTTGTTTTTGTTCAAATTCTTGAGCTCTACGTTGAGATTCAGCACCTTTAATTGCTAATTCTTGTTTTCTTATTTCAACTAATGGATCAGAATTACCTTCTGGCTGAATAGTCTGTGCATATTTTTCAGTCAACTCACCAATAATAACAGCTGCACGATCTTGTATCTGTGTTTGCATCTCTTGCATCATTTGTGGATTTTGTTGCATCATCATTTGCTGTTCAGGTGTTGTGTTAGCTGTTATCTCAGCTTGTGCCATAGCTTCTGCCATCATACCTATATGTTCTTGTATGTGACCTTGTAGCGTCATAACAATTGTTGCATTAACTTGAGCAACAGGCGTAGACAACATAGCTAAATGAGCTTCAATATGAGCTTCATGGTTTTGCTGTGGAAATGCCTGTAACCTAGAACCTCTCATTGCTTCTTGGTTTTCTTTCGCAGGATTCATTGGTTGTGGCTGTTGAGGTTGTGGTAGTATCTGATCAATATTCGTTACACCTAATGCCTCATACATCTTACGATATGCCTGATACAATCCCTGTTGACCACCGTGAAGTTCTGGATTGCTTTGAACTAACTGTAATTGTGTTTGTGATAACGCTATTCTTTGTGACATCGAAAAAATGTTCGGGTCACTGACAGGTATGACATCTATACGATCATCAAAGTCAGTCTGCATAATCATTGGAGGAGCACCTGGTACCTGATAAGGATATGGCTTTGGATTCTGGGCGAACACTTGTGCGAGTAATTGAAACTCTTGTTTTTGTGAATAATGAAGTCGCTTATGAATAGCACTCATTACTTTTGTGCCACGTTCCATAATAGCCATTGTAGTACCAACAGGTGTTTCGCCACCCATCTCACTGATCTTCATATCTGCCATAGAAGCGAAACGTCTACCAGAGTCTACTAGAGTACCCAACAATGAATACAACGTGTTTGACGGCTCTTTAAACGGCAATGCCATCAATGATTGACGTATATCCATACCTGCTACATCAATATCTCTAAACTCACCAGGTGCCAAAGGAGAATCTTCGTCTCTTATTCTAGCTCCTCGTGCCTTAAAACCTGCAGGTAAATTACTCAATGTGCCTGCATCAATTAATTGCCTAAGAAGACTTGTTGATGCTTTAGCTAACCCACCCATCATATGTGTTAAACCAAATCCGTAAAAACCTAGACCAGGTAAAAACTTATAGTGCACAAAATATTGTTTCTTACGCATAAGAGGATCGTTTGGATCGTAGTTTCTTCTAATAGATAGTATTTCGCCTGTTTTTTCTAAAATAGAAACAATATAAGGATACTTTAATCCTGTCTCTTCGCCATTCTCATCTCTATCTTCAAAGCCAACAAGATCAAGATTTGTATGCACTTCATGTATAGTTAAGTCTTCATCATAAGATGATGGGTAAGTACCGTCAGCTTTATCAAGCTCTTCTTTAATATCTGTATAGCTTGTAGCACTATGATCAGAGTTTGGTAAATCTACATCTTTGTAGAAACCTGTTAACTGTAATTTACGAATATCGTTTTTGCTCATAGTCACTACGTGAGTAACACGAGAAGCCGTCAACAAATCTGTAGCAGAGTAAGGAACAATTATATCTTCAGCATGGACAAACTTACTAACGGCTCTTTGTAGTAACGGATCAAAATATATTTTTTTAAATGTTGAGCCAACAATTGGAAGGTAAAAAAGCATTTGATCAAGCTCTGGATCAAACTCTTCCATTGTACAAGTAATCTCATAATTCATGTAATTTTTAACACGTTCAGCCTGTGCAACAAGTTCAGGTGTCTCCTGACCCATAACTTGAACCCTAACGGGGCCGCCCGCTGGTAACAATTCACGATAAGCCTGTGCTTGAAACTGTGTTACAGATTCAGATAACAAAGGATGTATTACACCTGTTGCACCCTCGAATGGCTCTGTTCTATCTTCATATTTGATACCAAGTAACTCTAATCCAGATTTATATACTTGTTCCCATTCATCACGAGATGATATGTCATCTTTTATAGATGAAGATAAATCATCAGAAACTTTACCTAAATCTGCTTCATCAATAAAACTGGCTAAGTTAGCATCAAATGGTATTTCATCAGATGACATAGGTTCTTCTGGCATCTCACCAATAATTGCAGTTCCATCATCTAACTCAGTAATGTTCGGTTGTTCTGGAACCTCTACAATATCAAGCTCTTCTGCTTCTTCTATCATATCTGCTTGAGGGCCGCCTGGACCCAATGGTATTTCAGCCATTGACTCTTTCTCCTAAATCAAGAACATTTACATTTGCTAAAGAACCTACCTGTCCACCCTCTTTATAACCTTTAAATGATGAATATGACAAGTTTTTGTTTACAGGTATTACTAGATGAGTGTTATTACCAGTGATGGTATCTTCAGTCCAACCTTTCCATACAATAGTCTCAACATCTTCACCAATTTCTTTTGCAACATCTTTAAAAGCAGGTATGGTTGTTTTTTCATACCCTTTTATTAATGAATCTTTTCTACCACCAGCGTATTTATAAGCTTTTGCATTTGGTAGTACCACACCATCTAATCCTCTATCAGCTGCTATACGCATTAAATCTCTCATTAAAGCTTTCGTCCATTCACTTTGTTGTGGTAGAGGAGAATATTCAAGATCGCTAATATTTATACTTTTTTGAAGTGCATCTTCCATCTCTTTTTTAGAATTTAAATATGTTTTTATTTTTTCTGATTTTTCATCAAGAAGATAACCCTCTTGAGCTGGTCGAACATCAAATTCTCCCAATGATTCTACAAAGTCAATATTTCTATTTATATCATTAGAGAGTTTATCTGGACTAAATAATGTAGCTACATCATCTATTAATTGTTCAAAAGTATCCTCTACAAAAGCTAATTGAATATGATCTTTTACTTCTAACTCTCCTGTTGGATCAGCTTTTTCAAAAAATTTATTTTTTATATATTCTTTTCTGTCATTAATATTAAAATCACGTTCTCCTTTTGTTAAACCATCTTGATAAAAAGGATCTTTTTTTAAATTTTCAATTGTTTCCCATATATTTTTATATATTGACTTTCTTACTTCTGGAAAATTATCCATCGTTTCAATTGTTTCTGATATACCAATATGTAAATCAGTAATTGCACTAAATCTAGCATTATCTGTATTCATAGATTTTGCTAAAATTTTTGATAAAGAATCTTCAAATCTAACTAATTCTTTAGAGATTGTGTAATCTGGATTTAATTCTCTATCAATTGGTATATTTTTGTTATCATAATATTCAATTATATTTTTTTTAACTGAATATGGATCAATGTCAGAAGATCTTGCTGGTACACCAAATTGTTTTTCAAAATCTTTTTTAGCAAGATCATTTTTTGCATTTATAAATTTAGTAAGAGCAGGACCTATATTTGCATCTGGCAATAAGCGTTTTACATTAGTCGAAGTTAATCCTGATATTAGGTTTGAAACATTATTAAAGTCTCTAAAAATATTGCTAGAAACACCAGAAGGTACATTTATTGAAGGATTAGTTTGCATTGAAGGATTACCTAAATATTCAACAACAGCGTCTTCGTATAATTCTTTCATCCTAATTAATGTATTTGTATCTTTTCCTATTACAGAATAATCTGGTTTTAATTCATCAGGTATATCTGCAATGTTGTTAAGTATATTTCTATAATTTGAATCATACGTAGCGTCTTCAAAATTTTTTTCGATCTCTTGTCTTATTTTTCTTCGCTCTTGATCAAATACTTGATGTTTATTTTGAAAATCAACCTCTAACTGTTCTCTCTGTTTTTCAGTAGGTTTATAACCCTTACCAGGCTCTGCTGCTGTTCCTTGTGCTTTTGTATGTAAATCAGATTGAAATTCTTCTGGAACAAGGTATGTTTTACCATTAGGATGAGCTCTTACAGAAACTCTTGACCAAGCAATGTTACCTTGAGTAAGAGGATATGGAACTTCATCGCCTGCTATATGAGGTCTAAAATCAGATTTTGGATCGTTAAGTGTAATCATCCCATAATCTAAAGTTTCGTCGTTTGCTAATTCTAATCCACCTATTCTTTGATTTCCTTCAAACATATTAGGCAAATCTCGCATATCAATATCACTGCCTTCTATGCCAGGTATTTCATCAAGATCTTCTTTTTCTGGTGGAGGATAATCACTTTTAAAATTACTTCTTGAAACAATTTCATTTTGTCTTAAAGAAATGTCTCCTCTACTTGCAGTCGCAATTGGTGTGCCAGAAGCTGCATGAGTTATAATTGGTGTTTTAGGATTGCTTAAATTTATTAAAGTTTGTTGGTCAGGACTTAACTCAAATATATCATCATTGTCTTTTAATTTATCTAATCCTGTATCTTTTAATTCTTTATCTTTAACTCCAGCATAAGAAATTTTTAATTTACCAGTGTCTACGTTAAATTCTTCACCAGCTTTTAATTGAGAGTTTTTAATATGATTATATATTTCTTTACCAGTTAACCGACCGTCAGGACTATTAGTAAGAGCTTCTCTAGTGAGAACAACAGAGTTAAAATGAATAGGTCTTTGTTCAACAAATTGTGATCTCTCATCAGCAAAAGGTGTAGTATTGTAATTTGTTCTTGAATTTGTTAAATCAAAAGCCTCAAGTCTTTTTACGTTAGGATCTTTGTACTTGTAATTTTGATCTAAATACATTTTTGGGTCTTCAGGGAAAACATTTGCAGTAGGAACAAAATTAAGATCACGTTCTATTTTACCTGTAAAAACCTTTTGCTTTGGTGCTAATCTTGATTCAATCATTTTCTTAATACGATCTTCAGGATTATTACCCTTAATCATAGCTTGTGCTGACTTATATATATCAGGGTTGGTATCTGCTAAACCTTCTATCTGTTTTGTTAATTCATCAGAGTATTGACCAACACCAGATGCCTTACCACTCATCTCAAGAACGGAAGAATCTTTTGGAACAGGCATTGCAAAACCTTCAGGTGTTATAGCAACCTCATCTGGTTTTAAAGCCTTTAGTGCAACTTCTCCGAGTCCTTTGCTAATATCTGTTCCAGCTTTTACTGCTAAACCAGCACCTGGTAAACCTATGCCTCTACCTATAAATTCTGTGTAAGTTCCTTCTTTAGGCTCAATACCCATTTGTTTCAGTGCAGGGAGTGCTAACTTTTCTTTAAGAACTTCAGAGCCTATGACCTCTTCAAGTCGCGGCCCTATTACACTTGCTAAATTCGGAACACCCATACTTTTTCGTAATTGACCATATAAACTATATAGATCAGCTGGTGCACCAATTAAATCAGTTGTGGCACCAATACCCATGTAGGGAAGTAAGTCAGCTTTGTTTTCTTTGACATCGGCTATGACATCACTAGCAAACTTTTTTACAGGATTAAAAACATTCTGTAAGTCAAAAATGTTTGCATCACCAATGCCAAAACCTTTTTCCACAGCTTAGTAATGTCCTTTGAACTTTGACTTTGTTTTTGCTACTATGCCACCTTTGTTAAAAACACCTACACCAAAAGGTATCAAGTCTTTTATACGAATTTTTCTTGGTGTTTTAATCGGTAATTTTTTACGAAAACCACCTTTAAGTTTATTCAATGCCTCTTGAAAAATAAAATCATCAGCATCTACACCTATTCTTCTTTTAAATCCTTTAGTTTCCATTAATAATACTCCCTTTTCTCTCGGTAATATTCATCATCTTCATAATCGCTTGGAGTTATGATAAACCCTCCTTGACGAAAACGCAAGATGGCTTGTGTCATACTATCAGCTAAATCGTCATATTCACCATTTGGAAACGATGCACATTCCTCTACAACTTCGTCTGCAAACCTTGTGTCAGGTCGCCAAACCATACCACTTTCAAAGACAGGAGCACAAGAATTCATACGTGTAAATTTATCTGCACCACGACTTGGTGTAAAAGGTGTCACGGGAATACCCATACGTCTTAGCTCATGTGTCAACGGCATACCTGTCGCTTTTTGTTCTATTAATATCATATCAGGATCGTATTCGTTATATAATTGATGTGCAACTTCTTTTAATTCTGGAAAATCCCAACGCCCTCTCTGTGCGTCAAGTAGAATAATAGCCTCACTTTCACCGTCTACAGGTGTGAATATACCCCAAGTGGTGATCGCAGAAAAGTCGGCTCTTTCAGATTTACTGTATGCAGTATCATAAGATTGTATGATATAACTTACGTGTGGTGGTTCATCGTTCTCCCAGATGTTCCACCACTCCCTTTTAATGATCGCACCTTCTTCAGCAGTGGGATTCTGCAAATACTGTGCGTTCCATTTACTTACAGGGATTGACGACTTAACTGCCTCTAACTCTTCTCTCTTCCAGTATTCCGGCCAAAGTACATTATCTGTATCGGGGAATATAGCTGGGAACTCTACAACTTCCCACTGATCTGCACCACCTTCTGCCTGTTTCTTCAATACCTTAGCAGTCAGATCACGGACACTCCATCTTGTCATAACAACAATAATCGACCCACCAGGCTGAAGTCTCTGTCGCGGCCCAGAGGTATACCATTCATAGATATTGTCCAAAGCAGAAGGACTCAACGCATCCTGTTCAGAAACTGGATCATCAATGATAAGCAAATCAGCACCACGACCCGCCAACGCACCACCGACACCAACAGCGTAGTATTCACCACCCTTGTTTGTAGACCAACGACCAGATGCTTTGGCATCAGATGCTAACGACACATCAGGAAATATGTCAGAGAACTCTGGTGAATCAATCAAGTTTTTAACCTTACGACCAAAACCTACAGCCAACTCAGATGTGTGTGTCGCCTGTATAATTTTACTTGTAGGCTTACGACCCATTAACCAAGAGGGGAACAGATAACTTGCAAACTCAGACTTGGTGTGTCGTGGTGGCATATTGACAATCAAACGTGTTGACTTGCCATCTGCAACATTCTGTAATTTCTCTGCATATATCTTGTGATGCTTACCCTCGATAAATGCCGGCCATACGTGTTTAACAAAATCTATGAATTTTGTCTGATACGTATCTCTTTTGTTTAAATCATCTAAACGATTAACAATCTCACCGAGTTTAGCCATTTCATCATCGGTGAGATACTCAGTTGGTATGTTAAAGTTATTCGTCATTATACAAGTTATCAAAAATCCTGTTTACATCTAATGTGTAATCTAAATCAGATTTTGAATAATGTATATGCTGAGATGGTCTGAAATCTGGTGCACCCTCTCCTGTCTGAAACCACGCAGGGTGCGTAACTCTAACTCTGTTGTTAGGCAAAGCAACGAGATTACCTGTCCATTCACCTGCATCTAGCAAATACATCACATGACTCTGCTTATGCTGAGCTGGGTCATCTGCTATCTCACTATCTGTATAATCAACTGTGAACAGATACTTTGCTGGATACATCTCACTACCTATCTTTGCCAACCAGGGACAAGGTGTAGCTCTATCTAACGTGTAAACAGCGTGGGTGTGAGATGAACAGTCCCAGGGCTGGGCATCATGTGTATCCATCGGCTCCGGCCATTCCTCAACAGGTATGTCTGCCATCAAACCAGTGATAGGCATCCTCGCCCACATTGCTCCCCCATGAACATTCGGACTCTTCGTTCCATCTGTTT